TGATGCCAAGCGTGTCGGGCAAGCAGGAAAAGTTTATGAGGGCGGTTGCCAACTCGCCCAAGTTTGCGAAGAAAGTTGGCGTCCCTCAATCCGTTGGAAAGGAATTTGAAATGAAAGACAAAATGATGAAGTCCGAGATGCCCTCCAAAATGGGTAAGGTTAAAACCGCCAAACCCAAAATGGGTTCCGCTTCCAAGCGTGCTGATGGTGTTGCTACCAAAGGCAAGACCCGTGGTATGGAAGTGAAGATGGCAAAAGGTGGTTCCTACCGTAAAGGCGGGAAGTGCTGACATGATGCCGAGTCGGGGCATGGGGGCAGTACGCCCCTCTAAGATGCCGAAAGGCCAGACCGCCACACGCAAGGATGGTGATGAGTTCACCATGTACGCTGAAGGCGGCAAGGTCAAGTCACGTGTAAACGAGGCTGGCAACTACACCAAACCAAGTCTACGCAAGCGTCTGTTCGATCAGATCAAAGCGGGGGATAAGGGCGGTGCCCCGGGCCAGTGGAGCGCGAGAAAAGCACAGATGCTTGCTCGTGAATACAAGAAGGCCGGAGGTGGCTACCGTGGCTGAAAAATGGATACAGAAGGCAATCAAGAAACCCGGCGCTCTGCGCTCCGCTCTTGGTGTGAAAGAAGGGAAGCCGATTCCCGCCAAGAAACTTGCTGCCGCAGCCAAGAAGCCCGGTAAGATGGGTCAGCGTGCCCGTCTAGCGCAGACCTTGAAGAAGATGAAATGAGACAGGTTCAAGGGTGCAGACATGGCATTGAAGCAGCCTCAAAAAAGTCTGAAAGCGTGGACCGCTCAAAAGTGGAGAACTAAGAGTGGCAAACCATCTACGCAAGGACGTGAGGCAACGGGGGAAAGATACCTCCCTTCCTCCGCCATCAAGGCGCTCTCCCCGCAAGAGTACGCAGCAACCACCCGAGCCAAACGAGCCGGAAAAGCAACCGGAAAGCAGTTCGTCAAACAGCCCCCTAAAGTGGCTAAGAAGGTTGCTCCGCATAGGAAAATGAAATGACAACTACAGGCACCAGCACCTTTAACCTAGACCTCAACAACCTCGTAGAAGAGGCGTTTGAGCGGTGCGGCCTTGAGTTGCGCACGGGCTACGACATGCGTACTGCCCGCCGTTCGCTGAACCTCCTGACCATTGAGTGGGCCAACCGGGGCATTAACCTCTGGACCATCGAGCAGGGGCAGATTGCTATGGTGCAAGGTCAAATTGCTTACGACCTCCCCATTGACACCATAGATTTGTTGGACCACGTCATACGCACACAGACGGGGGTTGAGCAAACGGACATCAACATTAGTCGTATCAGCGTAGATACCTACTCTACTATCCCTAACAAGAACGCCCAAGGCCGTCCTATCCAAGTGTGGATTAACCGCCAATCAGGTGCAAACGAGCCGGGTACTGGGATCAACTACCCACAGATCAATGTCTGGCCTGCGCCTGACCTGAGCAACTTCTACACCTTTGTGTACTGGCGTTTGAAACGGATTCAGGACGCGGGTAATGGTGTCAATACGCAGGACATCCCATTCCGTATGCTGCCTTGCCTCGTAGCAGGGCTGGCTTACTACTTGGCTATGAAACTTCCCGAGGCTTTGCCCCGTGTCGAGATGTTGAAACTGGCTTATGAAGAGCAGTGGAACTTGGCATCAAGCGAAGACCGGGAAAAGGCTTCCCTGCGCATTGCGCCACGGGTGTTGTTCTACTAAGGGTGAAGCATGCCGACAAAGTTTGCTTCCGGTAAATGGGCGATTTGTGAGTGTGATCGCTGCGGCTTTCAGTTCAAACTGAAGGAACTGCGCGAGATCGTCATTAAGACGAAGAACACGAACATTTTGGTGTGCCCTACTTGCTGGGAACCCGACCAACCGCAGTTGCAGTTGGGTATGTACCCTGTGGATGATCCGCAGGCGTTGCGTAACCCAAGACCGGATACGACCTATGTTCAAGCAGGTCTTACTGGGCTGCAAATTGTGCCGGGGGGTGGTCCGCTAGGTAGTGGCGACCCTTCAGGTGGTAGTCGAATTATCCAATGGGGTTGGGCACCCGTTGGTGGAAGTAGGGCCAACGATGCTGGATTGACTCCCAATAATCTGGCACTTGGCATTACACTGGGTACTGTGACAGTCGTAACAACTTAGGAGAGGATCATGAAACATGAAGACGTAAAAGCAGACAAGAAGATGGTGAAAGCCGCTGTGCACAAGCATGAAAAAGAAAAACATGCTGGCAAGCCGCTGACCAAGTTGGCTAAGGGTGGTAAGACCAACAGGCAGATGAAGCCTATGGGTCGTGGCTTGGCAAAAGTCGCTAACCAGAAAAAATCTTCGTTTTCTTACAAGCGCGGGGGCTGATATGAAAAGCAATCCTGTAAAGCAAGTGCCGATTGTTCCAAACAACAACGGCTATCCTAACAATGTGCCTAACACGCAGACGGTAAAAACCCGTGGGACGGGTGCCGCCACTAAAGGTACGCATTCCAGTAAGAAACTTGCATGAACTACGCTGAGTTGTCCGCAGCCATAAAGGCGTACTGTGAGAACGAGTTCCCACAGACGGTGGATACGGTTACGTCTGTCCAACAGATCAACTACTTTATCCAGCAAGCCGAACAGCGCATTTACAACAGTGTGCAGTTTCCGTCTTTGCGCAAGAACGTAACCGGAGTAATGACCCCAAATAACCCCTATTTGTCTGCACCCGGGGATTTTCTTGCGGTCTACTCAATGGCGGTGATTGACAGCGGTGCGTATGAGTACATGCTAAATAAGGATGTGAACTTTATTCGTGAGTCATACCCCACTCCTACGGATACAGGCAAGCCGCAGTATTACGCCTTGTTTGGTCCGACGACCACGAACGACACGCCCCCCATCATCACCAACGAGTTGAGTTTCTTCCTCGGCCCTACGCCCAATCTGGCGTATGGGGTGGAGTTGCACTACTACTATTACCCACAGTCGATTGTGACTGCGAACACTACGTGGTTGGGCGACAACTTTGATTCTGTTCTTTTGTATGGTGCGCTGCTTGAAGCCGCGACCTTTATGAAGTCAGACAACGACGTGCTTGCGAACTACAAGCAACGCTACGATGAAGCCCTGTCTTTGGCTAAACGCCTTGGCGATGGTATGGAGCGTACTGACGCTTACAGGTCTGGTCAAGCGCGGTACCCAGTGAGGTAACTATGGCATTCACAGGTAACTTCACTTGCAACACGTTCAAGATCGGACTGCTGAACGGAGATTTTGATTTTGGCTCGGGTACAACTGATGTCTATAAAATTGCTCTGTACACCAATGCGGCTACGCTGAACCAAAACACAGCCGCGTACACAACTGACGGAGAGGTGGTTGCTCCGGGCTACACCGCTGGTGGCAATGTGCTTGCGCCCACTACTGGAGGCCCTGACGGAACATCTTTTGTTTCGTTTGTAAACACTTCTTGGTCAGGGGCTTTTACGGCTCGTGGGGCGCTGATCTACAAAGACGGTGGAGCAGCAGTTTGTGTTTTGGATTTTGGTGCGGATAGGACTTCGACGACAACCTTTCAGGTTCAGTTTCCTAATGCTTCAATCAATTCGGCAATTATTAGACTTTCATAGGAGTTTGTAATGAACATCAACAACAAAGCATCATCTAGCGACACCGTGTCTACGAATGTCGAAATGGCTGGTGGGACCAACGATAAAGTGCGTGGCGGAGGCGTGTTCCACTTTAAGTGCTACGACAAAGACGGCAATCTAAAGTGGGAAGACAAAGCCCACAACCTCGTGGTTAACGAAGGTCTTCAGGATATGAACGACAAGTATTTCTCTGGCTCGGCCTATACCGCCGCTTGGTATCTTGGGTTGATTACTGGCCCCGGCGCTTCGACCACTATTGCTGCTGGTGACACTCTTGCTACGCATGCAGGTTGGACTGAAAACACCGACTATTCTGGCAACCGCAAGGCTGTGACATTTGGTGCTGCAACGCTGGCTGACCCTTCGGTCATCAACAACTCCGGTTCGCCTTCGCAGTTTGCCATTACAGGCACTACGACCATTGCTGGTGCTTTCCTCGCTTCGGTGGCTACAGGCACCTCCGGTATTCTGTTCTCGGCTTCGGACTTCCAGTCGCCCGGTGATCGTGCGGTTGTGAACGGCGACACATTGAATGTTCAGTATAGTTTCTCTCTTGACGCCGCTTAATTTAGGGAGTATCCTTCTAGTCTTAACTAGGAGGATATATGAGCAGCAAAGAACTTTTATTAATTTGGCGAGCCATGCACAACCGATGTTACAACAGTAACCAAAAATCATATCGTAACTACGGTGGGCGAGGTATTGTTGTTGATCCACGCTGGCATGGCAAAGAAGGATTTGATGCGTTTGTGCGGGATATGGGGGACCGACCTGTTGGTGGGACTATTGAGCGAGTAAACAACGACGGTCCTTACAGCCTAGAAAACTGCTGTTGGGCTACTCGCAACGACCAAGCAAAAAACAAACGCAACAACCGTTGGATTACTGCGAATGGGGAAACAAAGCATTTGGCTGATTGGGCTAGAGTTCTTGGCTGTAACCCCGCCGCTATACTGGCACGTATACAATCGGGTATGCCCGAAGAAGAGGCAGTTACTAAACCGATTCCAGAGCGCCCAAATGCTAAGTTGACCATGAAAGATGCTGAGTATGTTCGCTTGACGTACCCAATGAAGACGGCGCAAGCGATTGCAAAGGAGTTGAGTGTTAGCAAGAAAACCGTATTGAACATTCTTCATAACAAAACTTTTAAGCAGGAGTAAGACATGGCAACTAAATTCAAAAAAGATGAAGAGGTAAAAGTGATTGCTGTTGTCCCGCAGGGTCCGGTGTTGGCTCTGCGCATGGATGAAGACGGCAACTTTTTCTACCAAATCGAATGGGCGGACGTTAACGGTGTGAAACAAAACCGTTGGTTCCGTGAAGAAGAACTGACAGCCGCTTAACGGTGTGTTTTCTGGTTCTCCCTTCTCGTCTGTACCGTATGCTTCAGCGCCCGGGTTCATATACGGCGCTGCGGTAGAGGAAGGTGCGTCTGCTGCTGATCAAGTGTCGGCGGTGGCAACTTTTGTTTCGTCAGTCAGTGAACAGACGAGTGCTGCTGACCAAGTAACCGCTTCTGCGGTTGTCAATTCTGCGGTGCAAGAGACCGCTACCGGGGCCGATCAAGTTTCTGGCTCTGTGGTGGTTAATGCGGCTGTTGCGGAATCTGCGGCTATTACTGACCAAGCCTCGGCTACAGTGGATTTTGGCGTGTCTGTGGTTGAGGCAGCGTCTATTGCAGACCAGACTTCTGTTTCGGTTGACTTTGCCGTAACGGTTGCGGAGAGCGCCAACGGTACTGACGCGGTTGCTGCCTCTGTGGTCTTGAATGCTCAAGTGCAAGAATCTGTTACGGTGGATGACCAAACCAGTGCAACTGCGGCTTATAACGGGGCTGTACAAGAGACCGCTACCGGGGCCGATCAAGTTTCTGGCTCTGTGGTGGTTAATGCGGCTGTTGCGGAATCTGCTCAGGCTGTTGATTCTGTCTCTGCTCAGGCTATCTTTAACGCTACTACAAACGAAAACGCTACAGCCCGCGACGAAGCCTATGCAGGGGCTATATTTATTGCTCAAGCCATTGAGGGCGCTACGGCCTTTGATCGGTTCCTTGGTCGCTTACTGTGGGAAACGATTGATACGTCTGAAACCACGGTTTGGGACACGATTGTTACGGCGCAATTGGAACTACGCACAACTGTAGGAGGGGGCTTTTCCGCAGGAGCGATTTCTTCAGGGCCGTTTGCTGGGTTGGGTGGGGATATTAGCGTTGTCACTCGAACAGATGAGTGGCAAAATGTCAATACATCTGAGTCTACTAACTGGGAAGTTGTAGAAACTCAAACGTAAGGAAAAATACTATGGCGCTTGTCGTTAAAGATCGAGTTCGTGAAACCAGTACCACAGCAGGTACGGGGACGCTGACGCTCAACGGAGCCGTAACAGGCTTTCAGTCTTTCTCCGTGATCGGAGACGGTAACACTACGTACTACACCAT